GCATCTGTAGGTACACCTGATGTAGAAATTACACGGCTACCACTAATATTAATACCTGAACCTGCAGTATATACAAGAGCAGAACTAAACAATACAAATGTAATATCAGTAGTACCAATAGTAATTTCACCTACATTACTACATACATAGGCTTCACCTGCACCTGTATCGCCTTCTTCAACAAAGAAATAAGAACCACCATCAATGCCTGTATTATCATTTGGCTCATAACTGTCTGCATCTGTTGCACGTGTAAGTACCCAATTGGTAGAAGCAGAACCTGTATTTGTTACTGTATATACACCATTCTCATAAGCATTTGTTTGATTGTAAATAAGAACACGGTCAGATGTATTAAGTGTTACACCATCAATAACAAGCGCAGCCTGTGTACCTGCATTAGTAAGTGTTGCACCTACACCATCAGTACCGTTGTCATATGTAGCATTAAGATTACCTGCAGTGTCAGGACTTTCTACACGTACCGCTTCATGGAAGTGAATAGCAGCGGCAGTAAGATTATCTACATACTGTTTAGTTGCTGCTTGTAGATTAGCACTAGGCGCACCATTAAGAATAAGGTTGCCAGTCATTGTACCGCCAGCAAGTGGCAAATGGTTAGCAATGCTGGTTGCCATCGTTGCACTTAGTGCAGTAACATTTGTGTTAGTATTGTTAATGCTTGTTGCCAAGGCACTAGATACACCAGCAATTACACTATTAATAGATGTAATAGCATTTGTATTTGTAGTAATGTTTGTATTGCTATTGTCAATACTTGTAGCCATCGTTGCACTAAGTGCCGTCAGATTAGTATTGGTATTATCAATTACACTATTAATAGAAGTAATTGTAGGACCAACAAAAGATGTAGCACTAACTGTACCACTTACTTGAACACCATATGGAAACTCTGCATCTTGTCCATCAGTAAGAGTAAGCATAGAAAATGAACCAGTATTGGTTAAACGTATGTCATTACTTTGTACAAAAAGACTTCCAGTTCCACTTTCAGTAATTAAAGAATTAGAACCATTATGTTGAATTGTTAAATCGTTACTATCACCAAAATTAAGAACTGCGCTATCTGCAAAAGATGCACTTGCAGAAATAGAAAGACTTGATGCACTTACCGTGCCAAACGATTGGTTAGCATTAAGAGCAAGAGTACCACTAGCAGTAATAGCGTCTGTTGTAGTTGTTCCATCTATTAGTACGTGAATACCTGTACCTGCTTCAACAAAGTTTACTGTACCACCTTGTTCAGAAGGCACGTTAAACAGACCAGCACCGTTACCATAGATAATACCACCTGCATGGATATTACCTGCAGACACATCACCTACAACAAACAGACCACCACCAATAGATACCGCACCAGATACGTCAACTGTACCGCCTACCGATACAGGACCACTTACAAACATATCAGAAGCAGACACAGTGCCAAGGTTAGCAGAACTTGTTTCTACTACACCACCGTAGTCAACATTGATTGCATTTGTTGCGTTTGTCGCACTGTTTGCAAATACTGCAGATGTAGCGTTAGTAGCATTGGTTGCGCTAATAGCAAACGAAGCATTAGTTGCACTCACAGCAAATGTTGCATTGTTAGCGGATGAGGCAAAGGTTGCACTAGAAGCATGATGTGCGCTTACTGCAAGTGCTGCTTCACCTGCAGATGCTGCATAAGATGCGTTAGTAGCAGAAGCCGCCACAATACTCGTTAAGGCTGCGCCAGAACCATGGAAAGATGTTGCACATACTGCATTAGTAACCTGAAGACCATCAGCAAATACTGTACTTACATTGACATTGTTACCATGTATGTCACCAGTTACAGAAAGAGAATCAACTGCCAATGCGCCAGTAAAGTTTAATGAACCACCAATAGAAACATCACCGCTAAACTGACCAGTAGTACCTTGAATATTTACTGCAAAAACATTACCTACAGACACAGTATCAGTTGTGTTTGTTCCTGTAATACGTCCAGTTTCATCTACATCAAATAAGGTTGTTTGACCAGAATATGTTCCTGCAGATACACTTGTAGCCGCCAAGCTAAATGTTGGTGGACCTGAAATACCATCTGCGTTAGAAATACTAATACCAGTAGAAGCAGAGAATGTTCTACCTACAATTTCTCCAGCACCGTTACCTGTAGCAAAACCAGATACTGCAGTAAAATCTGATACAGCATTAAGAACAGAAACATCTGCAGTAAGTGTTTTTCCTTGAATTTTAACAATGCCTGTAAGGTCCATTTGGTTTAGTGAAAGATAAAAACCAGTTGGATTTCCTTGCCCATCTTGAATAGCTACAGGAGTGTCTGCTGGAAGACCTTGACCATCTCTTCCGCTTTGAAGCAAATCTTTGTAAGTATTTGCAATAGTTTTTCCAGTTAAATTTGCCATTATACTAAATTCCAATATCCAGTTTCGTTTTCCCACTCAGTGTTAGCATCTTGCCATAACACGTTTCTATCACCATTATATTCTGGTCTTGCATCTTTAATATAATAACGCTCGTCAATACGTGGTGATTTATTCTGTGGATGGTTTTTCAAATCATACCGACCATCAAAATCAGTTGGGCAAACCATCATGCCGTAACTATTTTTTTTAAGTTGATTTAGTTTATACCGATAGCCGCATACATCACAAATTCCAAAAACATTTTTTCTTCCTGCCATTATACCATAATCCTTGGCTTAATCAAAAGGTTTGTTCGTTCTCTGTCCTGTTCCATTGCACGTGCCATACGCTCTTCATATTCAGCTTTAAGCATTGAAATACGAGCCATGTCAACACCCGGACGTTTCATGCCCATATTATAAGCAAGACCTGCTGTTAGGCACGGAAGAAACTTACGAGAAATATCTGCCGTTTGTACAGCAGACTTATTAACATCCTGAAGATAAGTAAAGGTTTCAACTTTAATTGTGTCTGTAGAATTTTCTGGGATAGGCCAAAGGTGCATTGTAGGAAAGTCACGACCATTACGAATAGCATATTGTGTTGTGCGTCCTGTCTGACCCTTGTTAGGTATCTTCATATATTCTTCCATTGAAATACGTTCAAGTTGAATATCTTGACCATCACGGCTATGTACAGCTTCAAGGACATCTACAGTTGCGCTTGCAAAAGCATATGAAGTTACGCTCGTAGTAAGTGACACAGTTGAAGTATTAATAGACCAAAGCATAACACCACGGTTTTGCCAGTCTTGAAGAATAAGATTAATAGAACGTCTGGCAGACTTAGGTTCATGGCCTAGTGTTTCTTCACCGCCAATCATTTCCATTGCTTCTTGGATTACTTCGTCAATATCCATTGAGAAGTTATATGTACCTGAACTAGCCATTATGACTTACCCCTATTTCCTAAATCTTTTTTCTTGCCCTTATATTTACCGCTTGTACGTGCAACCAGACCACGTGCTTTTAATCGGGCTAAATTTGTTGTGCCAATTTTTTTGCCAAGTCGATGTTTTCGCATCAACTCTGTAAGATTGACTTTGGGTTTTTTGCGTTTGCCCGGTTTCTTTTTTCCGGGTTTGATAATTTGCTGCCCAATATTTGAACGACTGATAGCCATTAATACATACGGTTATGGCTGCACTTACCAACTTTACCACCAGACTTTTTACGAACCAAACCTACAGCACGTGGCATTTTCTTTGGAGCACCAGTGCGTTCAGCATTCATAGGATGTAGTGGATCTAGTTTATGATAAGATCCAGTAGTCTTCTTGTGTTTAGCAAATGCTTCTTTCTTTGACATAGGCTTACTTACCTTGCCACCTTCTTCATATTTTTTCATGGATCCACCTTTACTTTTCATGTTGTATCTTTGTTTAGTATTATTAATTTTATTTGTAAGAATAGAAATTTGTTCTGAAAGTTTTGCTTTGTCTTTTGAATCTGTAGTTTGTCTTTTAGCATCTTTCAAACTTTTAAGTTTTTGTTCATCAGCACGAACTTGTTTAGCTACACCTTTAGCTTTTTTAGAACGAATAGCAGATTCAACACGGTACTTACTTTCAGTACCCATACCTTTTTTTGCCTGTTGTTTTTTGGAAAGCCCACGTCTTACTTTTGAAAGACCTTTAGCACCAACTTTAATAAGAGCACCTACTGACATTACTTATTTCTCTTTACCATACTTTTTATGTTTCTGACTTTTTGGTGGACTTTTTTTAGATTTGCCCGGTCCAGCCCATAATACTTTATCGGCCCAATAAGCAGCACTAAGCTTGCCCTTACTGATATTTCTTGCATGGCGTGATTTAAAGGACTTACGAGCCGTAGGAGAATAGTTATGACCATATCCCTTTGCTCCAAAATGAATAAGTTTAATTGTATCACCGTCCTTTGCGAGAACCATTCCCTTTTTTTCTGGACGATTAGATCTTTTAGGTTTGTTAAACCCTGCGAAAGTTTGACCACGATATTTAATTCCCCCTGATGGCAGACGAGTTACGCCCGGATATTTGCTACTTTTTGACATTATTTGTTTTTCCTATATTTTCTTACCTTGCTTGCGATAGTCTTAGGCTGCTTAACAAATTGTTTTCCTTGTTTAGATCCCTTTCTTTTAGCTGCCGTAGTTTTCGCATACTCTTTTGGGGATAACGCTTTGA